ACTGGCAGCAATAGCCATCACGAATGAGTATGCGTTCACGTATCTTTGACCATAGCCGCGTTCCACCGTTAGCTCTAGCACTTACTGCTCCCATTAGTGATAGCCCTTATCAACAAAGAATCTCCAGCCATTACACATAGAACCATACCGCTTCGTGATATAGCGAATGCTCCAGTCCACTTGCGAGAAGCCATCGAGCTTGGCGTAGCGTTTGTTACGCATTTGGCCTATACCGTAATGCGATCCATTGCGAGCCTCGACTCTCCAGTTGCTTTCCTTGGTCATCAGCTTGTGAAAGCATTGATATTGCTCATCATTGATAAGCCTTGAGTGAGCATATAACTTGAGCAGATCGCTTTGCTCGACGCCGTAGGCAGAGCTTTGGCCTATCCCGGCGAGTGTTAAGACAAGAGATACGGTCAAGACCACTCGCTTTTTCTCTTTATCTTTAATCGTGAAAGAGTAAGAATCATTCTCTTTGGGCATCTAAATCTCCCTCGATTTGTATGCTTCAGCGTACACCGAGATGTCAAGAGCATTGGTATAAGTGCAGGTCAGAGCGGTGTTGCGATATGTCCACAAGCCTGTGGATAACTTCTGTGGATAACTATTGGTCATTGACTAGGCTTTCATCGACTAGCTTGACCGAGAATGCACCGCATCCAGAGCATTGAGCGAACCACTCGTTAAGTGTCAATTCGCTGCCCTTTGTAAGCCCGTGCATCTTTCGTCCATCACCGTAAAGCTTGGCGCATATCGAGCAATCAAATCGCAGTTGCCGCATAGCTGCTCTTTGCTAGGTTGCTGATTGGATTAAGGCTGGCCTGATCTATCCACCATGAATCTTGACGTGGATTCTTAAAGCGTGCACGCCTAGCAAAGCTCACCGGTATCCAGCCGGCAATTAGGTACTCAGGCGACTTACCTACAACCAAGACTGCAATGTCACTCTCTCGATCATTGGGATAGACAATCAGTGATCCATTGACGTAACTTGTCCAGCGCACCTCGATGCCCTTGCCCACATCAGCCATTCGCTTGCCTTTGGCAGCGTTTATGTCAAAGTCAAGGCCAAAGTAGCGTGCAACACATAACTCCGCCGCTAGTGATTCAGCATATTCTACAACACGCTCATGATTGTTCAGCTTGTCGTGGTATGTAGGCTCTTTGCTCAAAGCGTGCGTACTTGCAAAGATAACATCACTAGCCTCTTTGTGTATTGCCCATTCATCAGCCTCGCTCATTGTAATCTTTGGCATGTGCAACATCACTTGCAGACCTGACATATCCAGCGTCTATCAACGCGCGGATCATAGACAAGCATTCCAAGAGCTGCCTCACCTAAATTGCCGCACTTGGTGCACATCTCCAACGGCACAACCTCAGCCCAGCCCATTAGCTTTGCGGCTTCCATTGGCCATCGCTGCCGAGCGTGTACCAAACCGGCGGACATTGATTGACTTTGGCCTTCTCGGTGCACATATAGCCGCCCCAAGCGCGGCCATTCTTGTCGCCAGTCTTAAAGACCATGTGACCATGCCTGCACATTGGTGCAGATTGAACAAGTTGGCCACCTAGTTGCGTCTTGATTGCGGCCATTGATGATCCGAGCGATGGCACGCCAGATTGCTCAGCTTCATCGGCCGTTTTGTAGGATGGGAAAGTAGCCCATAAATCCTCATCGGTTGCACTAGCTTGCACAATGGCCTGATCAATGCTCTCGACTTGCGCCATATTTTGAGCAGTTGGCCGCTTATCTGATCCTAAGACAAGGCCGATTGCTCGACCGATTGCGCTTGTGACTGTGTCCTCGACAAACCATTTTTTCATTCCAGCGTTATAGGTTGCCACGTTGCCAAAGGCGTAATCGATGCCACTGGGCTCAGCATCCTCGAACTCCTTATAGACACGGCATTCGATAAGGATGTAGCCGGCTTTGACATCGACATCGATGATGTGTGTGTGGATCTTGCCGCTTGGATAGTTAGCCCAAAATCGTGCAATGCGAGCTGCGACATCCTCATAGTTATCAAGAAAGGCCATTAGAGCACTTCCCTAGATGATGCGTGACGGCCTACTGCCCGGCCTTTGGCGTAGCCAATGCGTTCGCCTTCTTTATGTCCTACTGAGTAGCTGACCAAAGCCCATAAGAATGCAGCAAAGGCCATCAATATGATGATGCCTAGATCTAACATTGTTGCTCCCGTGAACGCCTTGTCGTTGCGCTCGCGTACAGAGTGACAGAGACCTAAGACATGGTCAAGAATCGCGCCTAGATTTGGGCGTGTCGCTACTTACGCAAAGCCATTTCTAAGATGAGTTGGTCAAGTCTGGCCTCAATTCGGCTGACCTGATCTTTAAGCGACTTGCCACCATTAGGAGTTAGCTCTCGCATGATCGATCTCACCATGAATCTCATTGACGAGTAGATGGCAGTCATAATCGCAAGGACAAGTCCACCGACCGCCGTCCACTCGCCCACACTCATTTTCGCCCGTATGCCGCGTCTTTGGGATTAAGCCAACGCAAGAGCACTGGCAAGACGGCAGCTAGGCCAGCCGCGCCAATAGCCTTTGGATCTGTCACGCCGGCAAGATAAACGGCAATGCAGGCTGATGCGAAACTGCGACCGTAACTGGCCGCCATTGCTTGAGCTTGTTTCATTTCTTTTTCTCCTTTGGCTTTGCCTTTGGGATAAGCGCAACCACTGGATATTCTCCATTATAGGTAACCAATCTTGGCCGTGCGAAACCGACAATTTCTTTGCCTATATAGCGACGCTTGAGCATCACCATGCCGCCGTTGCGCTGGTCACCTTCGCCAGATGTGTTGCCCTCTATAGTCAGAACGCTGACTCGGCCAACCTTTACCACGATGCCAATGTGTGAGATTCGATCGATTCCATCGTGTGGAAAGTCCATGAAGCATAAATCGCCAAGTGCCGGATCCTTCTCTATCCAGCGAGCTTGCTCTTTCATTGTATGAGCACCGGCAGCCGTTGAAACCATTGATGGAATCTTGACGCCAGCTTGGTCGTAGCACCAATTTACAAAGGATCCACACCACGGTAAGCCGTCGGCCTTTGTGAATGCGCCGTACTTTGTGACATTCTCGCCCGTTTCAATTGTGCCAATCTCAGCAAGTGCGACCTCAATAATCCGTGCGGCAGTGCCGTTAGGATAAGAGGAGCTTTGCTTCATTTATGCGTTTGTATAAGTGACGCTTACTTCTCCGCCATTGGCCATGAGGTTATATGGTTGAAGCTCTACCCAGCCTTCATTACAGCCTGAGAATCCAACGCCGTTCATATTGCCGTTCATACAGATAATGTTGCTGGTTGTCCATCCATCATCCGCACCGCTGCCCCCAGCAGACCAAGAAACTCCACCGGACAGGATACATACTCCGTCTTGATACCAGCGCATAGCACAGGTAATATTTGTGTCATCAGGTGTAAATCCTAGATTGGTGCTTGCACCTGCTACTGCGCCAGCTTGTGCGCCATTAGATGCCTGCACTCTCAAATCGTACTTAGTTTCATTATGTATGTTGAACTGTACTGGTCCCATTGTTTTCTCCTAGCTTAGTAGTAGTTTTGCTTCATCGGCAGTTATGCCAAGCCGTGCTAATAGTGTTGCTTTGTCGGCTGCCTTTGTAGCATCTTGGCTTGCTTTCCAAGTGTCATACTCTGCAAAGCCAGCCTCAAATTGTGCCTTTGTAATTGGCTCACACTCTAGGAATTGTATTCCTTCATATTCATCACCTGTAATTGCCCATCCGCCTCTAGGAATAAGCATCTCTAAAACTTCTCCACCGTTAGCCATTATGCACCTATTTCCATGAGAACTATTGTGGACATTGCACTGTCGTTTTGTACCTTTACTACGCTGCCGTTGCTGATAGACATAAATTGCGTCTTGTAAGTTGTAGCAGAAGTTGTCGCTGGAGAATCTTTGAAATTAGTAGCGACTGTATAGCTGCCATTGTATCCACTTGTGGAGTTTTGCCCCGTTCCAAGTGAAAGTAAAGATATTTCTGTTGCGCCTCTAAATAGTTTAATGGCCGCGCCTGTATCCGATGTGTTTTTTGACACGCCATTTTGTGCAATCATTACTAGAATTGTGCTGGTGTTGAGTGTTGGCGTGATTGTTGCCGTTAAACCAGAATCCACATAAGTATTTGTGGCAGAAGTGACGGTTGTGGTCGTTGTTGCTGTCACTATTTGCAACACTTTCTGGCTTAGAGTAGTGTATTTTAAGCCCGTTGCTTCTGAGGAATCCGCCGTAAGGACTTGTCCGTTTGTGCCAATGGCAAGGCGTGCATCAACTGTTGAGAATGTAAAGAGATCGCCCTTTGTTGTAAGTGGCGTGACATCTGCCGTTGTTGTCCAGGCTGGAACGCCGCCGGAGACTGCTAAGACTTGGCCATTTGATCCAATGCCAAGACGAACATTTGTGTTAGCCGTTGCCGATGAATAGGCAAGATCGCCAGATGTCGTTCCCGGTTGCAATGCCTTGAGTCGTGTGTCCACACCTTGCAAGGCGACGTCAAAGTCTGCCGGCAAGTCTGTAACTAGATCCGTTGATGTAGGCAGGACAAAGCCATAATTTGTCGTTGGATTGG